TGTTCTTTCCTCTCCGTGGGCGCAGGTGCAGAGAGTGAAACGTAGTCCGCAACAGACAGACCGCGTTTTGCGCTCGACCAAACTGGAGGATAGCATTTACCGGGATCTGCGCATGGAGGATACGGGTATGGACGAGATCGAGAACAGTGCAGGCGAAAAGCTGCACTCTTTTCCGGCGCTCTCGCGGGATATTTTCCAGTCCTTTTATTCCCTGATGCCCCGGCGCAACGCGGACGATGACCTCTCAGTAGCGGCGCGGAAGATCAACGTGCCGATTCTGGAGCACATCACCCAAAGCGACGACTATCCTACGCTCAAGGAGGTGTGTGAAGGGCGGGAGCTTCCGGCCTATGAAGCGGCGACTGAATTTGTTGCCAGAGCATCCGGCGAGTTGGAAGATCTGCTTACTCAGCTGGGCGGCAAGCCCGGTGCTATGAATACACTGGAAAAGCTGGAGCTGGCGGAAGCAAAAGCCGTAGATGAGCTGTTTGGCCTTTTAGAGCAGTTGCAGCGAACCGGACAGGATAATCCTACACTGAACGAGGCTGTGATCAAAGCCGCCAACGAGGCCCAGAGCAAACATCGGCAGGTAGAAGCCGTGGGGAAACTCGTTGACGCCAGTCAGATGCAGAACAGAGCTACGGTCAGCGGAATGATTCAGCAAGCCGTAGCCGCTGCTGCGGAAAAGGCTGAAGAGGTGCAGAGCATCATTGGCGCATGGAGCAATGATCCATCGGATCTGAAGCGTACTCCGGTAAACGAAGCCCTTTTGGAGCGTGTCCGGCGCAGTGATACGCTGCGGGATATTTCCAAATATCTGGGACGCTTTCGTGAGATCTTCGCTCAATGCAAACGCAACGGGTTTGCCTACGGCCGGGGAGAAAAATACTCTCTGGAGCTGGGTAATGACCTGTCTCGTGCGCTGACCTCCGAGCTTGCCATGCTGGCCACACCGCAGACGCAGCCGCTGTTCCTGCGAAAGTATCAGCGCAGGCAGATCAAGCAGTACCGGCGCCGTGAGCCGATTTATAAAGGCGCGGGCGATATTGTCTATTGCCTGGATGAATCAGGGTCTACCAGCGGAGAGCTTGCCTCTTGGGGGAAAGCGGTTGCACTGGCCTTGCTGGAGATCGCAGAGAGTGACGGCCGCAAATTTGCCCTCGTCCACTTCTCAGGTCCCGGCAGCTTCAAAACGGATATCTTTCTTCCGAAACAGTACAGCATGGAAGATAAGATCCGCGCGGCAGAAACGTTTCTTGACGGCGGCACCGATTTCCATACGCCGCTGAATGAGGCGTTGCGGCTCATTCAGGAGGATGGATTTGAGAATGCCGACATCGTGTTTATCACAGACGGCGAGTGCGACCTGTCCGAAAACTACATTGAGGAGCTGCGAACAGCACAAGCCGAGAGACACTTCACTGTGACCGGTGTACTGCTGGATCAGGAAGATTCAGGCATGGATTTCAGCCTAAAAGCTTTCTGCCAGAATATCTACCGAACCAGCGAACTGACCGGCGAGCAGGTCGTACAAGGCCTTATCGCCAACAGAGTATCCTAACCACATAATGTTAAAGCGGGGCTGCAAAGTGCAGTCCCGCTTTTTCGCAGTTTGGATAGAGTTTAGTGGATGGGAGTTTGTCAGAACTCGTCAGACAGCAGGAAATCGGCCACGTGCATCGTCTTGATGCCTTCATAGTTTCCACCTGCAAATTCATCGGTTCGGAGCACATATTTGGGATAGTTGTCACGGATCTCCAGCAGGCGCTCGTACTCTCTGCGCTCTGTTTTTTCAGATGCGATCTGCTGCGTAACCTGCACATAGACCTTCTCATTCTGACGTGTGGCAACAAAGTCGATTTCACCATCGCTGGTTTTTCCGATGTTTACGGCGTATCCTCTGCGGCACAATTCCAGATACACGACATTTTCAAGGCTCGTGGCAACACTGTCTGCATTGTAACCAAGGACGCTGTACCGAAGGGAGGTGTCGGCCAGATAGAATTTCTCCTGCGTTTTCAGAATTTCCTTACCCTGCAGGTCATACCGGGAACAGCGATGCAGCAAGTATGCTTTTTCCAGTTTTTCAAGATAGCTGTACACCGTTTCGTTATCCAGAGCGCGGTGCTCCGCTTTCAGATAGTCGGAAATGGATTTTGCTGAAAAGGTGTTTCCCACATTGTTAAATGTGTATTTGACCACACGCTCCAGCTGATCAATTTTTCTTACCTGATTTCGCCTTACAATATCAGAGAAAATCGTAGAATTGTAAATGTCTCTGACGATGGTATAAACTTCGTCCTGCGTGTAATTTTGCAGATGCGTCGCGGGGAAACCGCCAAGACGGATATAGTTGGCAAGCTCCTGTCGAGGATCACCAACAGCGTCGTACTGCTCTTTGAAAGTAAGATATTCTGCAAAGGATAGCGTGTATATCCGGAAGGAGACATATCTGCCGGTCAGGTAGGTGGAGATTTCCGAGGACATCATGCGCGAGTTTGAACCGGTGATATACAGATCCACATCATAATCGGAGGAAAGCGAGTTGACGACCTTCTCCCAGCCCTTGATTTCCTGCATTTCATCGAGGAAGAAATAGGTCTTTCCTTCCGGAGAAACGCGGGACTTCAATTCTGAATACATCTGCTTTGCGGTCATATCTTCAAATTCCATGGAATCGAAGCAATAGCTGACGATTCGGGATTCAGGGATGCCGCACTCCCGGAGTTTGGACATGATCATCTTCAGGATTGTCGATTTGCCGCAGCGACGCACACCCGTCAGTATTTTTACAAACGGTGTATCCACATAGGCCATGATCTTATCAACATAACTTGGTCTGTAAATCATTGTAATCGCCTCCGTTCACCCACATCATACCGCAAAATAATGTAGAAAGCAAGTGGTTTTGCGGTTATAAACCGTAAAAGATTTTCGACAGCAGGAAATATACGATTATTTTCATAAAATAACTTCAAGTTTGAGATCCTGAGTGTGGGTGCAAGAACTGCAACTATACGCCCTGCCCTGTGAATGCTACAATGAAGGTGTATTTCAGGGCGAAGTAAGTTAGGGCGGAGTAAGTTAGGGAGGAACAGCGACGGAAAGGGGGTTAGTGCGCCCTCCGGAGCCCTCAAAACGACCTGGAATGAAATAATGGACAAAGAACGGAACCGTAATTGCTCGTGGGAGCGATTGCGGTCTTTTTTTGTCCCCAAAAGAAAGGAGCAAGCAGATGAATGACACAAAGTAGACTGATTGAGCTGAGCTACTATGACCCGTCAGCGCAGGTACGCCTGTCGGCCTACGCAGATACAGTGGTGCTCGATCACAACAGCAAGGGCGGTATCATCAGTGCCGTCCGATTTGGTGGATACCCGGAAATGGTTCGGGCTATGTCGGATGCCATCTACGGCGGTGCGACCATAGAAGCCACCCAAAACAGTACGACCCGAATGCTCCAAAGCAATGTCAAGGGGTATCAGCGGCAGATGTCCCACGACGGCGTGTATGCCGTAGCGACACTCATGGCCAGCGATGATGCCCAGACAGATGATCGCGCCTCCGAGGGCGATGGAGAGGTAGAGGGTCAGGAAGCCATGCAGCCCCGTAAGTGCTATATCTTCTGCCCACAGGGTGACCGGGACCGGCTTTTTGAAGAGCTGGACCATAAAACGGCAGCGCCACTGATCCCTGCTTTCCGGGACTACGTTCTGGACGCTTTACAAAAGCGCGGAGATCTGCGGCAGCTGGAGGTCATATCCCTGAAGGAAAAGATGGATGCCTGGGTGCTGGACCTAAAACCGGAAGACAGGAATGTGGTAGAAGTTCTGGAAACAGGGTTAAAGAATGGCAGTATCCAGATTCCAGGAGCGATTCCCGGAGCACCGGATGGGTTTGACGGTGTGGAGAATGTCACGGGATATCTGAACACCTTCGGTGTCACCGTGGCAGACCGCATCCGCCATCAGTTCATGCCTCTTTTTGACCCTGCCAACGAGCCTCTTTCCGATGAGGTGCTGGCTATCAACGACTGTATTATGAACCGGGCGGGCTATTCCCTCTACGATGCCCAGCTTGCGGTAGCCGAAGCAGTCAAGCGGCAGTTGGACCGAAAGAGCGTTGCGCTCATCATTGCAGAGTGCGGTGCCGGCAAGACCAAAATCGGGTCAACGGCCCTCGGAGCCCTGCATGGTTTGTGGGCGGCTCAGAAGCGAAGCGGCGCGGACAAATCCTTTGGCATTATCATGTGCCCTTCCCACGTCACCCGGAAATGGGTGCGAGAGATCGGAGAAACCCTCCCGGACACCTATGCCATGGTAGTCCACAGTATCGCGGAGCTGGACCGGCTCTACGCCATGTACGAGCAGGGGGATAAAAGTGTTTACGCAGTCTTTTCCAAGGAACGTGCCAGAGATGGCTACATGCGCTACCCGGCAGTGAAATGGAGTAAGCGCCTGCGGGCCTTTCTTTGCCCTGACTGCAACGAGGTCGTGACCATGGAGATCAGCGAGGACGGCAGCCGTTATACGGTGCCGGCCGACCAGTTCTTCTTCCAGAATGAACACAGGAAAAACCATGTTTGTCCCAACTGCGGGTCAGTCCTGTGGTCGGCGGTCAATCCCGGCAAACGGGTCGAGTGGGTCAAGATCGGAGAGTACGGTTGGGTCCACCGCTACGGAGCTGCCGCACACCTGCGGCGAACCAAAAGCGAAAGCGTAATCGACCAACTCACCGAGATCGCTCAGAACCCAGAGGGTTTCTATCCTGTCCGGGGCGCACAGCGACGGTATCCGCTGAGTACCTACATCAAGAAAAAGATACGCGGGCGTATCAGCGGATTTCTCTGCGATGAGCTGCATGAGTACAACAATAACAGCGGCCAGGGCGATGCCATGGCAGAGCTGTTCGGGGTCTCAAAGCTCTTTGTAGGCATGACCGCGACACTCATCAACGGGTATTCCTCCGGTATCTTTCACCTGCTCTACCGCATCGTTCCCGGCCTGATGCTCAAGGATGGCAAAAGCTATCGCAGGCCTGCGGACTTCGATGCAGAGTACGGCGTAGTGGAAAACACCTATGAGATCAAGGACGGCGAGTACAATTCCAATCGGCGCACCACCAAGCGTAAGGCCAAATCAAGGCAGCTTCCCGGTGTGTCACCGTTGGTATTCTCCCGTTTCCTTCTGGAGTACACGGCCTTCCTGTCCCTCTCGGACATGAACAAGGACCTTCCCGACTATGAGGAGATCCCCGTGCCGCTGGAAATGCCGGAGGATGTGCATGAAGCCTATAAAGAAGCGGAAAAGGCTTTGCAGAAGGTACTGCGTACCGACCGTAAAGCGGCACAGAAGATCTTATCCACCTATTTGAACCTGCTGACGGTCTATCCCGACCAGCCCTACGATCAGTCGGAGGTCATCCACCCCATTGAGGGGGAGGTCATCATCAAGCCAAAGGACTGCGGCGATTTTACCCGCCTGTTCCCCAAGGAGGAAACGGTGCTGGATATTACCCGCAGAAAGATCGCAAACGGTGAACGGGTACTGATCTACACCAGCTGGACGCGGACAGACTCCCAAAAGAAGCTCCTGAAGCTGCTTCGGGAGGAAGGCTACCGCACCGAGATCCTGACGCCACAGGTTCCTACGGAAAAGCGTGAGGAATGGGTGGATAAACGGGTTAAGAACGGACTGCAGGTGCTCATCACGAACCCCCGATGCGTGGAAACAGGTTTGGATCTCAATGCCTTTACCACACTCATCTTCTACTCCATGGGCTATAACCTCTTCACACTGCGGCAGGCATCCCGCCGGTCCTGGCGTATCAATCAGACGGCACCCAGAGTGGAAGTGTATATGCCCTTCTATGTGGACACTATGCAGGCCAAGGCGATGAAGCTGATGGCCTCCAAGCTGGCAGTCGCAGGTATCATCGAGGGGACATTCTCGGAGGAAGGTCTTGCCGCTATGAGCGACGTGAAGGACTTGACCTCTCAGATGGCGAAAGAGCTGGCTCAGGGCATCAAGGACAATGTGGAGGATATCGCCGCAGCCTTCAAGAAAATGGCGATCATCAATCCGGACCGAAAGAAAAAGGTTATCGAAGTCAGGCAGGAAGCGGAGCCTGTCCCCGTACAGGAGGTCGCAGTTTCCGAAGCCACGGTCTTTGGCATCAAAACCGCAGACAGCGCGGAACGCCAGCGGCTGTATGAGGGCCTGCTTGCAAGAACACAGGAAGAACAGAAGAAACGGAAGTCGAAGAAGCCAGTGGTGGACGAAAACCAGCTGTCGCTCTTCGGCTTTGTTGCTTAAAGGAGGAGAGAATTTTGATCGTTACAATCAACCGGGCCGAATTTTTGGATGCTGCCAAACGGGCGGCCTCCATTGCACCGTCCGAGTCTCCGCTGGATGTGCTGAAGGGCGCCTTGATGGAAGCTGACGCCGCAAGTGGGAAGCTGACCATCACCTCCACTAACATGGAGGTTTCGCTGGAGGAGAAACTGCCCTGCTCTGTGCAGGAGGAGGGTTCTCTCGTGTTCAGTGCGAGGATGCTCACGGAAATGCTGCAGCGTCTGCCCCTGGATACAGTACAGATCTCGCGGCCGGATAATCACGGACGCATGGCCCTCAGAAGCGAAAATGCCTGTTATGAAGTGGATGTGTGGGATCGCGGTTCCTTTCCCAAGCCTGACCTGCCTTTTCCCGAGGATACGGTCAAGCTCAGCGGCATTCCCGCTATGGCCCAGCGCACGGTGTTTGCAACAGCGCAGGACAACAACAAGCCGCTGCTCAAGTGCGTCAATCTGAAGTTCACCAATGTGGGACTCCGGGCGGCCGGCAGCAACGGCAACTGTATTGTTACTGCCAAGGGTGATGACCAGAGCAAGGGCGACATCAGCCTTCTGATCCCGGCGACCTCTCTTGGGAAGCTGGCCCGTATGTGCGCTGATAAAGATGAGTTTCGTGTAGGGACTACCGGAAAGAACATTGTGTTTTTCAAGGAGAATTTCCTGTTCAGTGCCCGCCTGATGGAGGGTGGCTACATTGACACGGATCTTCTGCTGAGCACCATCAAGAACAGCTTTACCGTGCTGACAGACATTCAGGACCTGAGAAACGCCCTGTCTTCTGTTCTCACTGTAGAGCCGGAAGGAAGAGTAAGGCTGGGCTTCAAGGATCAGCGGCTGGAGTTCTACTGCGGCGGGAAATACGGCACCGCGTCCGCACCTGTGGATGTGATCGCCCTGACCGGAGCACCTGTGGGTGACTTCTGGTTTTCCTCCCGTCAGCTGAGCACCTGTCTGAAGGCTCTGACCGGGACCGTTACGCTGGGCATCGCCGGCGGCGGTATGCTGACCCTCAGTACCCAGGACGCTTTCTATATGCAAAGCGCCATGCGTACGCCCACAGAAAAGAAAACGGAGAAACCCGCCCGTGCCCCTGCGGCAAAGGCGGCGTAAAGGAGGAGTGCCTTTGGAGATCCCCACTATCTGTCGCTACTGCGGCGGAGCAGTCCGGCTTGTCTCGGCTTCCAAGGTCTACGGGCCTGCTGCGGCAGCTCGGTTGGGCATTGAACGCCAGAGCTTTTACCAGTGTCAGAACTGCAATGCCCGTGTAGGCTGCCATCCCGGCAGCACGCGGCCACTGGGCAATCTGGCAAACGAAGCGCTGCGGATGAAGCGAATGGAGACACATCACGTCTTCGATAGCTTCTGGAAGGAGCGAGGAATGAGCAGAACACAGGCTTATAAGTGGATGGCAAAGAAGATGCGGCTGTCAGAGGAGCTTGCCCATATTGGGGGCTTCGAGATAGACCGCTGCCAGAAACTGATCAAGCTGTGTGAGAAGGAACGAAACAAAGAACAAAAGCAGAAAAAGGAGGCAGCGTAAATGTGTGAGCACTGTAATCATGGGCAGGAACCGCTTTGTACCTGCGGCCCTGTCCAAGGCGGTGATTCCTTTCGGATGGCCGTTCATCTTGCGGAAAACATGACTGATGTGGACTGGCATCTGACCTACAACAGTCTGAAGGTCATTCACCCCTATCAGCTGTGCATGGTCGGCAAGTGCAAGGTCTGCGGCGGGCGTCTTTGCATCGAGCAAAAGACCTTTGGAATCGTCACTACCGATGATTTCCTTGCCGCGGCATACCGGCACCTCTACCAGTTTCACCACGACCTTGCCCAACCTTTGTCCACAAAGGCATTTCGGGAAAAGTTTGTGGAGATGTTCCGCAAGGAAGACCGTGCCGCTATTGAAGATTGGCTGGCACTGCCTGAGAACAGTCATGTGGCGAGAATGTACCGCAGAAGCGTGAAGGGCGCCTATACCATCGTCCATTCCTGGGCCGATGCGGATCAGGGCGAGTTTCCCTCTCCATCGGGCGCGGCCACATTCACGGACAGAGAAAAGGCTCGTGCAGAGCTGAATCGTCTGGTGACCGAAGAAAAGGAAAACATGGAAATTCCGTTTTCCAAGGAACTGTACCGTGAGGAGTACGGCGATGATTTCTGGGAGGCCTACCGGGACGGCTATGCCGCCGGTTGGTTTACCCGCTATGAGATCATCGAAAGCCCGCTTTTCATGGATAAGGAAGGAGACTGAAGTATGTCCAATATGAGCTATTGCCGTTTTATCAACACCCGTACCGACCTCAACGACTGTCTGGATTTGCTTCGGCATGATGAGCGTATGAGCGAAATGGAGGTTCGGGAAGGAAGAAATATGTTCGAGGAGTTTCTGACTTTCTGCCAGGAGTACGGCATCATTGACGATTACGATGGTCAGTTGGTGATGAGCCTGTTCCAGAACCTGAAGGAACGGGAATGCTGCGAGGAAGAGTGATGGAGGGGCGGTTATGGATCTGAGAAAAGTGACCTGCTCTGAGTGCAAGAGCCACCTCCACTATATGGAGAATATGTCTGTAAAGAAAAACGGTGTCACCATGCACTTTGGCGACCGCTTCTGTATGGGAGGAAAGAAGCCCCGAAAGTTCGGACGCGGCGACCCGAAAATCTATGTGCCTACCTGGTGTCCCAAGCGCAAGGTTCCCAGCGAGCTGCGTATTTACGGGTTCAAAAGCGTTGAGCAGTGGATGCTGCACCATGATATGTGTGAGCAGCTGGGCACGGATATTTCCCCCTCTGCCTTCCGCTATGCTGTGGTCTATGAGCTGCACACCCCTCTGACGCCCCGTGAGTTTGCCAAACGGTGCAACGAAGAGCCGGATGCCGAGACTCTGGGTGTTGCTGTTCACCGCCATTACGTGGTGGAGATCGACGATGGCATCAAGCCCGAGTTCTTCTATAAGACGCAGAACGGGTATGTGCTGCTGGGACTGTTCGACGCAGCGACCGCACGAAAGAATGTCAAGGAGGACACTGATTGAAGGATCAAGAGAAGCACTGTAATACCTGCGCATCCTCTTACTATCAGGAGGAAAAGAACGTAAACGGCGGAAAGGACATGGTGCGGATGCAGCACTGCAGCGATCCGCGCTACAACTCGCCCGTCTACACCAATCAGATGTTACTGGAGGACTGGGGCAACGGCTGCTGCCGTTTCTGGACCCCAATACCAGAGAAAGGAAACGACTATGAAAAACAATTACTCCATTGCTCAGCGCAATGCCATCGTGGAAGACCATCTTTGGTGCATCGACAGCATCATTCAGAAAAACCGCCCTCTGATGAGGGCGGCGCGGTTGGAGTATGACGATGTGTACCAGCAGCTTGCCATTCGGCTCATCAAGGCCGTTGCCGGCTATGATCCGGATAAGGGAAACCTGCAGCAGCACATCTTCGCCCAGCTCAAATACGAGCTTCTGAATTGCAAGGCAGCATTCCGCTTGTGCGGCATGACCGACGCACCCAGAGGTTTCCAAAAGAGCGATATTATCTCGCTGGACATTGTCTCCGAGAACAGCGAGCTGCATGAGCAGCTGCTGGCGGCATAAGCCCGGGAGCAGAAAATGGACGAAATCGTTTGGCTCCACTGGGAAGATCTGACGCAGGAAGAAAAGAAACAGGCCCGCGAAAGCTATATCACGATTCGGGAACTGGAGGAAGAAATTGCACACAGTACGGCAAGCAAACGCGTGAGCGATATTGCCGGCAAGCGATTTCAGAGAATGCCAGACGGTTATATCTACGTGGATGTATGAGCCGGGCCACAAAAAGGAGTTGAATATGGTCATACGAAAAAAAGGTTCCGCCTTTTTTATTGACGGCAAAGAGTTCAAAATCGGCGGCGGTGTATTTGCCAATGATGAAAGCGAGTACATGGGCCTATATGGCACCGTGACGGAGATCCGCACCGATGAGGACCGGGAAACGGAGAACGACACCCCGGATATCTATTGCGAGTTTATGTCGCCGGATTCGGTTGCCATGGCCGCTGAATTGGAAACCCGTTTTTCCGATCTGTATAGGCAGGATATGCAGCTTGAAGAGATCTCACTGGACTGCGTGATCATGTCTCCGGAGATGCTGGAGCCGGTTCCCGCAAGAGAGCCGGAGAGTACCGGCAATCTGCTGACGCTGACCTGTTTGGAAGATCAGATTGACCACGTTGATGGAGTCACACTGGCAATATCCAATGATATGGGCGTGTTGCTTCGCAAGATGCTGGAAAATCTGGAGGAATACGACGATCCGCCGGTATTGACCCGGGTGGAGAAAACGATCAGCGGATTCCTGTTCGCCTACGGAGGCCGAGACAATCAGGAAGATGGCCCGTGTGTTGTCTACATCGTATCGGAAACACCGGTGCTTCCTGCGAAAAACAAGGAGGAAATGAAATGACCCTGAGAGATAAGATGTTGGCCGTTATCGCTGATGTGAATGCCAGCGTGGCCGAGCGTGAGGAACTGGTGGAGATGATCGCCATTGCACTGCTGACCCGGAAGAACCTGTTTGTGTTAGGTGAACCCGGCCAAGCCAAGAGCTATGCTATCAACCTGTTCCGCCAGCACATCACCGGTGCGCGGCAGTTTGAGAGGCTTCTTTCCAAGCAGAGCGATGAAGAACAGCTTTTCGGCCGTGTTGATCTTGCGAGTCTGCTGCCGGGCTCTGTGCCGCCGACCGTGCTGGAGCAGGACGCAACCTATCAAAACCAGCGCTTCAACCTGCGTGTCCTCGTCGAGGGCATCGGCTCCATGAAGGACGAGCCCGCAACATGGGAAAAGCTCAAGAGCGGCACCGAAAAGCTGGAGCTTTATCGTGCAGCGCTCTCGGCGCTTCACAAAAGCGAGCCCACGGTGCAGACAGCCGGCAAAATTCCAGAGGCCGATATCGTATTGCTGGATGAGATCTTCAAGTGCAACGACGGCGTGTTGAACTCACTGCTCACCGCCCTCAATGAGCGGAAATACACCAACGAGGGACGCACCTATCCCATTCCGGTCATTTCTTTCTTTGCGGCTTCCAATGAGATCCCTAATTTCAATGACCCGCAGGAAAAGATCCTAGAGGCGCTGTACGACCGCCTGGAGCTGAAGGTCGTGACGGCCAATATGGAGGATCGGGACACGCGCCTTGCCGTTTTGAAGAATAAGCAGGCCGGCACCTTCGGACAGGTCACCGTTACGATCACGTTGGAGGAATTGCGGCAAATGCAGCAGGAGGTCGCGTCGATCCTCGTTCCCGACGCCATCAACGAGTTGGCTGACGATATCCTCTGCGAGCTTCGTAAGGATATGACGGTGTCGGACCGAAAGTATCTGGGCTATTATCCCATCGCGCAGGCCAAGGCATGGCTTTCCGGCCATGACAAGGTAGAATCCTGTGACCTTCTGGCGCTGAAGAATTATCTCTGGCGCCTGCCCTCAGACCGTGAAAAGGTGGAAGCGGTGCTCACCCGCCTGTGTGTCAACCCCATGCAGGATAAGGTCAACAATATCCGCGGTATGGCGTTGGAATCCCAGGAGGAATTTGACGCTGCGCTGGGGGATGGCAGCAAGGCCGATACTGTGCGCAAGGCATTTATCAAGCTGCGCGGTGAATTGACGCATCTTTATCAGATGCAGTGCAGCCTTCGCACGGCGGCGCAGTCTGACAGCGAGACAGCGCTGGTGGATGACCTCTTGGCTGATTTGGAGAAGATCAGCCGCAAGGCCCACGAGCAGACACATTTTACTTATACGACGCTGGAAGAGATTGCAGCGTTAAATTAAAGAATATTGGAGGAATCACGATGCTGAACAAGATCATTCTTATGGGAAGACTCACGCGCGATCCCGAACTGCGCAGGACGGAGAGCGGTACCGCCGTTTGTTCGTTTTCAATCGCGGTGGATCGGGACTTCAAGTCCAAAAACGGGGAAAAGGAGACGGACTTTATTGATATCGTTTCTTGGCGCGCCACGGCGGAGTTTGTGAGCAAGTATTTCACAAAAGGCCGCATGGCCGTCGTGGAGGGCCGGCTCCAGATCCGCGACTGGACGGACAAGGAAGGCGGCAAGCGCCGCAGTGCCGAAGTCATTGCAGACAATGTCTACTTCGGAGACTCCAAGCCGAAAGACGGCGGTGAGGAGGATGATATTCCTGCCTATACCGGAGCGCCCGACAGCTTTGCCGTGCCGGACGGCTTTACACCAGACTTTGGCGGCGAATCCGGGGAAATGCCATTTTAAGAGCACCAAATAAGCGAGGGAGGGCATCAGCCCTCCCTCCATATAAAAGATAAGAGGAGAAAACAAAATGAGCATTGTTTTTACGGAAGTACGGATCGAAGACCGTGGTGGCGTGGAGCTTTCCTTTATGGAGGGTGGTTGTTTGGATGAACTTGATATCCGCGAGCTTTTGAAGCACGACCAGCCCTTCCGCGATATGTGGGACGCAGTAGGCAGCGACGCAAGGATCGCCGTCCAGCAGTATCGTTTCCGGGGCGGCAAACAGGGAGAAGAATTGGGTGACGAAAACCACTTCGCCCTGATGCGCGCGTATGATCGCGCACTCTCAGACGAGGACGGATCTACTTTTGTCGAACGGGACGATGTAGACTGGCTGGATGACTTTGAACTCACCAAAGACGATCTTGCAGACGGTAAGTGACAAACTCGCATTGATAGGGGAGCGTTTTATATGGAAACGAGTATTTTTAGCGCCTATTCCAAGAATGAATGCCAGAAGTATTTTGACTATCTGGAACGGCTGCGTCAAAGCGGCGAAACAAATATGTACGGAGCAGCACCATACTTGCAGGAAGAATTTCCGGAGCTGCGGTATGCGCCGGAACGGGCAAGAAAAATTCTGTTGGCGTGGTTCGGCACATTTCGAGAGAAGGAGGCGGATACAAAATGCTGAAGCCCTACCGGACAGTTCAGGATGTTCTTTCCTCTCCGTGGGCGCAGGTGCAGAGAGTGAAACGTAGTCCGCAACAGACAGACCGCGTTTTGCGCTCGACCAAACTGGAGGATAGCATTTA